TAGATCAGCTTGAACAGATGCGAACGCTGTCAGAGTAGCAGCAACAGCGCCGGCGCCCGTAAGCTGATTGCTGAACATGAACAATGTGCCAACCAACTCTGGTGGCGGCGTAACGTCACCCGCACCCGTCAGCGATGCGATTAGCTGGGCAATCAGCGTCAGGTTGCCGTTGGTAATGCCCCCTGCGCCTGTTACGTTAGCATCAGATGGCAAGCCGCCTGCTAGATTACCCTCCGATACGCCATTTCCGTAAATCTGATTGCTGCTGCCGATCTGCCCGGCCTGTTGCGGGATGAACCACGTTAGCGGGGGATAGCTGCCATTTGGCAAAGCGTAATACTCGTCCGCAACAGTCGTTTCAGACTGCATCATGCGGCTACGCACGCGGCCTGACTGTGAGAAATTACCCCGCGCACCAAATTGCCCAGCCGCGGTACCATTAGGCCCAGTGCAGTATCTTAACGGCAGTTTGTCGAAGACGGAGTAATTACCAACTAGGGCCATATTAACCCCATGCAACGTCTAGAGAGCCGTAATAGGCAGTGTTGATTGGCGTGTTAGAGCCAGCAAACTGGAGCCATTGCAAATTAGCACCGTCAAAAATACGGGGCATTGAAGGAAGTTGGTTAACCAAGTCACGCTCAGAAGCTACACCGACTGTGGTAATTGGCAGGGTGAAAATTGGTTTAGCCAAGATTACAACCAACGAACCAGATGTCATTGTGGCTGACAGGTTAATTGATTGAATGGATTGAATCCCAGTGTCACCGGCTTGCAAAGGCACAAATGGCCCATACTTACCAGCACCAGTACCTGAGTAAATAATTGATCCTACTGGTGATGTAGTAGTTGCAACGGGCAGCGATGGGCTGGATGGTGTTAGACGCCCCGACACGCCCGCCGCATTTGTATAGCCCAACTGAATGGTAGGCGTACCCGCACCCATAACAACAGATGGAACAATGTACGCTTGCAGTCCAGCGCCTGTTGCATAACGTGGCAACGTCTGCGTTCCCGTAAACGACTGTGCGCCTGTGGTAGTAACTGATGACACCGTGAACATTGCCACCTGATCGACTAGCATCAGGGTGGTAGGTGCACTGGTCGTAGCACCACTATACGCTGATACGTTTAATACGTTCTTGATTGATGGCGATACGTCCCCACCCGTATACAAACCGCTTGGCCTTGCCGTTCCTGTAATTGTTTGCGATGTCACAGACTGCGAAATGTTGATGTTGTAAGTACCACCGTTGTTCGCGCCCGTACCTGTGCCAAGTGAGGTAATATACGTACCCGCCGACACACCCGTACCAGTTAAAATCATCCCAACAGTAAAGCGGTTTGTGCCATGCGTTGTATCAGTGAACACCGTGCCTGAGATTGAGCCGCTTGTTGCCGCTGTTGTGGCAGTTGTTGTGGTTGTATCAGACAGAGCCTGAAACGCTAGGTTAGCCGTAGAGCCGTGCGTTGAGTTTTGGAACGGGTTTCCCGCTCCTGTGCTTAGGTCATACCACTGTCCCGCAACTTGCGCTGTGGTTGGTAATGCGTTTTTATTCCAATCAGTGCGGTTAAACTGACTTGCAGTAATCGCGCTGATGATTTGATCCATTGATTGAAGTGCCATAACTTACCCCCAAACTGTTTCAATTGTGCCAATATATGGCATAGCGTTTACGTTTGCATTAGCTGAATTTAGCAATATCGAAAGATAAGCGTTATCGGCAATAACTGGAAGGTCAAAAAAATCTATAACTGGAGTACGCTCACCCCCTGAACCTATCTCACGCAGTGCAATTTGTTCTATCGGCTTAACCAGCACAAACGCCAGTAGGCCAATGTCAGGCGAATTAAACGTCACGCTTTGAACGCTTCTTATTCCCGTATCCTCCGGACATAGAATCAAGAACGGATAGTTAGAAGCAGAGCCTGAAGCTTGACCACTATTTGCAGTTGCTAAATTACCAACGAATATTGCTGTTCCACAAGTCTGTCTTGGTGAGGTTTTTAACTCACCATTTTGATTAGTATATGTAAACTGAAAAGTTGGGTTCCCTGATCCTAGTAGACCAGCCATCTGAACAGCCATGACGCTAACGCCTTGCCCACTTGTGTATCGGGTCAAACTTGCAGTGTTATCTAAAAACTGTTCATCTGTCGTACTTGTATCAATAAATGGATAATAAAACAGATAGTCCATTAAGATCATTGGACCAGTAACTATAGCTGCTGTATTTAAAGGTGTAATGCTAAGTTTCTTTAAGTATGTTTTATACCCAAGATTTTCCACTGGCGGGTTGTGCGGCATTCCCCCGTTTGCGGCCTGCCCCATTGGAGCGCCGATAAGGGGTGTAGATGCGTAATAAAATGGCAGTGGGTTGCCGGGGCTAAGTGTTACATCAAACCAAGAGTTAGCGCCAGTTGCGGCGTTCAAGTTCTTACGAAAGCTGCCAAAAAACGTCTGCCCGTTTTCTTCAGCATCCACCAAGTCTTTGTAAGAGCGGATCGCCACTTAATTAACCTCTGATGTTCCGCGCAAGATTGCCTGTAAGTTTGCCAAGACCGCAGCATCCGTGTGACCGCATGGCTTGTAAACAACACCATCGACCAAGAATACGGGTTCGCCGCATTCAGCGCATGAGTACAATGGCTCATCGCCTTTTGCCAAGTTGGGTTGCGTCATGATCAAGTCTCCGTGACTGTGAGGGCTGATGCGTTGAACTGCGGCTGAATACCAGACGCAACCGCCAGTGAACTATTGAGTGGGCCTGAATAAAGCACGTTACCAGCGCCCGTTAAGGCAGTGCCGATTGCAACATAGGTCAGCGTAGAACCAGAAGCGCCGCACTGTGGGAACTGAACCAGCGCAGCGTTGACCGCCGTGTTTGTTGAGACAGTCCAACCAGCCGATGTGCGCAGAACGCCAATGCGGGTGTAGTTGGTGTATGCGGTTTCGTTGGTTAGCTGGCTGTTACCAGTGCCCGGATCAGCCGTGTGAAGGCTTAGATACAAGCTAGTATACGGCGAAGACGCAGCATTGTCCGCCATGTTTGCCCAAGCCGTAGCGTTAAAGATTAGCTTGAGTAAATTGTTACAAGTGATGATTGATTTTGCCATGATACTTCCTTATGCCAAAAAACGTATTTTACACGAGTTAAAAGATTTTTCCATCTTAAACTCCTGTCAAAGTCTCGAATAGTCCATATGTCAAGCTGGCTCTAGCCGCCCATGCAGATGGGTAGGTCGTATACGCGGCATTGTTTGACAGATTGGCATACCGCATTGTCCCCGCCGATGTGGAGTATTCCTGCGCCAGCCACACACCGGCAGCAGTAACTTTACCGATGTAAAGCGGGTCAGTGCCGTCTAAATCATTTACTGCGTAGGCATCTAAAACAGCGCCACCACCACCTCCACCGCCGGTTGTTGGCAGCGGGTTTATATTAGTAACTGGTTGCCCATTAGCAGTATTTAATTTTACTGCTTCGGGTACAGAACCTATTTGCATAATTTACGCCAAAAATTTGAGTTTATACAAAGTCGAGTAATACAGCCCAAAAATTTCGTCGATAATGTTTTGGATCGGTGTGCAATCTTTATCGACGACTTTATACCGCATTTTCTCAAGTTCGTCTACTTGACCTTCAAGAAACGCAACAATGTTGTTAGTTTTTTTAGCTGTCATAAGCGAAATAGGTCCAATTAGGCCATATTTTCCTTGGTAAGCTTCGGCAAATTTGTCAGCTAAATCAATGACTTCGTCGTAAAAGGTGTTTAGCGCAGAATGCTTGGCAAAGCTGCGTGTGTTTAGATGCGCCGAATGTGCTACATCGCGCGCAAGAAACAGTGTCCCTACAAAATCAGCGCAACTCATTACATCATCCCTTCAGGGGCTTGTTCAGGCATTTCCATTGGCATTTCTGGCGCTTCAGGCATCTGTTCTTCCATCTGCGGTATTTCACGCATTTCAGGCGCGCCGCCAATCAAATCGCCTGTGTCCATCGCAGCGGCGATTGTACCCATGACAATGTCCTGAATTTGCTCAGGTGACATACTGTTTTGCACCGCAGAAATGCGCTTAGTTTCAGCTTCGTAAGCCTGCACCTCGGCCTTGTACTTGTCGATAGCAATCTTTTGCTGCTCTGCGCTATCTTGGATGTTTTCCATGATGTCAGACACGCGGTTGAGTTCTTGCGACAAGGCTTCAATCTGTTGCTTGGCAGCCATGACTTCTGGCGACTGATCGCCTTCTTCCAAGACCTTCGGGTCAAGGATTTTCTTGAACCGCTTCGCCATTTCCTGCGCTCCGGGCCAATCCATGTTCTTGATGAACAGATCGCCAGCCACAGACCAAAGTTCTGGGTTAGATTGCAGAATCATCGACATGGCGTCAAGCGCCTCTTGACGCTTGGTCATGTAGCCGGGGCCTGTAGTAACCATAACGTCGTATGTGCCGATTGACGGATTGTATATTTTTTCAATCAGTCCGCCATTTTGGTCACGAATTTCTCTAACAGGCTCTTGCTGCATTGGGTCCATTTTGACCATGCTGACTTCGCCGTCTACACCAATAATGCGCGCAATACGCTGTGTATCGTAAATCTTAGGGATAATATCGACAAGCTGGCGGGTAATGTGACGGATTGCACGGGCTAAGTTATCTACATAGTGGTACGTGCCAACATCGCCCTGCTTTTCGCGTGCGGTAATGGCTTTTGCAGACCGTTCGTTGCCTTGCGCGCCCAAAGATGCGTCGTACTGGCCGGTGGTAGACTTGATGTCTTCGCCAGCGCCCATTTTAGCCTGTATTAGACCTGTTTGGGGCAGCGGGGGTGCTGCACGCTGCGGGAGCGGTAATGTGTTCCCAGCGCCGTCTGTAACGTCTGGATTGACTTCCAAATACGGCCAGTTGGTCGTGTTGGCAGTCTTCCACTGGTTTTCGTAGCCTTCAAACTGTCCGCCATAGGCAATAAACGGCGCTTTTGGCGCCAGCGCCAGCATTTCTGCTTCTTGGCTGGTCCAGTAGTTGTACATACGCTGTGCGTCTTTGGCGTTCCGCACCAGACCAGATACGTAAATCTGGCCTTGCACTTCAAATTCGTTGCCTACAACGCGCACGACGGGTATCCAACTGCCCGGCCACTCGCGTTCGTCAAGCACATCATAGCCATTGGTCTTCATCCACATGACTTTTTTGCGGTCTACTTCGCGTGTGCGGACGGGTTTGCCGTACATGGCGCGTAATTGCTTATCCATATCGGTGTTTTTGAACGCAGATACGTTATCTGGGTACAAATTCAGCGTTTCACGCTTGCGTTTGTAGTAAAAATACTCCGCAATGCGGACAGTGTCTTCGTCCAGCCATGCCGACATACTTTCATCGCCAACGGCGGTAGACAGGATCGACGAAATGGGCGACGCGTCTGGAAATTCGCGCTCATACTCGTCTTTAGTCATGTCTTGCGTGACAAAGCACCATTCAGCGTCAGCGCCGCATGGGTCTTGGATCGTTGGGTCCATGTAAACTGAGAACGAGTTGCGAACACGCATGATGCGAACGTCTTGATCAAAGGTTTCTTCGTTACAATATTCTGTAATTAGACGAATGTAACCTTCACCATACGTTACTTGATTGTCGCAGGCTGTGTCGTAAGCAACGTCAGCGTCGGACATATACTCAATGTGCCGCACGACACCGTCGAAGATTGCTGCCACTTCAATGTCAGCATTGTCATCGACAGGGATAACCTTACCGGCTGGGCGGTTCTGGCGCTGCTCGTTCGTCACCTGACGGACGTGCTGCGGGAGTTTGTTAATTGTCAAGCATGGCCGTGCATTAATCGTTTGGCCCTGCACCGCGCCGCGGGTCGCCAATACGTCAGCAGGCCACTGCCACTGGTTGTCAGGGCTGCCGGCCATGAACCGTAGATCGTCTAGTTCATCTTCACGGCTGTCCGAATAAGCTGCCATCGTCATCTGTAGCCGATGACGCATGGTTGCCATTGTATCAGGGTCGCCACGGGTGTTCGCTGGATCGCTACCGCGGTCAGCTACGTCGCCTACCTTGTTAATGCCTGTCGGATCAGCCATTATTTCTTCTTTGTTGGTGTTGGCTTCATTGCCACAGTTGTGCGGATAACCTGTACAGGTACCTGTACAGGTTTCGGCATTTTAACTGGAGCGCGTCCGCTTGGTGTGCCGTAAATATTTTTTTTACCTGATGGCATTTACTTACCCTTTTTAGCTGGCTTGGCCGTCTTGGCGCTTTCTTTGAACGCTTTAGCTGTAGGGGCGCCCTTAGCGCCGGGGCTACGCATCTTTTCACCTGACCCAGCGGCAATGCGGGATTGTTTGGCGTGAATGTTGGCGTACAAGCCTTTTTTGGCTACCATGATTAAGACCCCATCCAGCTTGTAGAAACTCCTGCGGGAGAATACCTGCTTGGAGAGCGTCTGTCAACGCGTCCTTGTCGAAAATCCTGTGATGCTACAGGAAAGGCAAACGTGACCGCTATGGCGTCTGCTGCGTCAGGTGACGCCAGTCCGCGCGACTTCATATCTTTCTTGCTTTCAAGGAACAGCGTACCCTTACTATCTGGCTTGGTGCGCGGGCTGATGAGGTCTGTCTTCAGAAACCTGTCGTTGGGTATGTGCGCTGTCTTGAGCCAGTCACGCATGGCGCCCCACATCTCTGCGCGCTTGTTGCCCCACATGATCTGGTTCTTGGCTTTGTTGCCGAAGTTCACGCCGCGTATCTTGTACCGCTGTTCCTTTAGCCTGTCCACGACGCCAGCGCCTAGGCCGCCTTCGTCGATGCAGACCAACGCAGGCTGGAACTGCTCTATGGCGTCGACGACGTAGCCGGCCACTTCCATAGTGTCGGCGCCGCGGTGTCTCCGCAATTCTAATATACTACGGCCCTGCCGTATAGCTATGACGGTGGCGTCCGCCCCGAACCGTGCAGGATCGACGCCTATGACGATGGGCGCGCTGTCATCTTTGATGGGTGGCCGCTTCATAGCGTCATCAACCAGAGTGCTGCCGATGAACTGATCGTCACCTTCTGACGGAAAGTTACCGTACACTTCGACACTGGCTTGGTAGCTGTCTGGCCCGTATTCGTCGATGATGCGCTGGTACAGGTTCTTGTCTGTACCCTCGACATCGCGGGCATCAATCACCCGTGTATTCCAGAACGCCCGCTTGCTGTGGAACGTCTCGTAGAAATAGCCAGTGTTGCGCCGCGGGTTGGAGAACGCCAGATGGAACCGATGCGGTGTATTCTCTGTGAAGAAACCATCGCTGACCGACCAGATACTATCTGGGATACCGCTGGCTTCGTCGAAGATCAGCATCACACCGTCGAAGTTGTGAACCCCTGCGTATGCGTCAGGGTTTTCTTCAGACCACAGCCGGCCCTCGACTGACCAGTAGCGCGTACCTTTCTTCAAGTCACGCTCGACCAGTTCCGTCAGCCACTTGGCGGGCATGATGCGTGTAGCGGCTATCTCGAACCAGTGACTGTTGAGCGACATTGCCAGCCACTTGGTAATTTCTGCCCATGTGACACTGCGTAGCTGCGCTTCGGAGTTTGCCGACACGATAGTCGTCGAGCCGATGCGTGAGGACAGCATCCAGATGACAAGCCATGACACTAAGGCAGACTTACCGATACCGCGTCCTGACGCAATCGCCAGCCGTGCCGTGTTAAAGTCTACCTTGCCGTTGTTCGCCTTAATGTGGTCACGCAAGTCGGCAAGTATCTGCCGCTGCCATTTACGTGGGCCGGGGAAATGCTCCAGCGGCGTGCCTTGCTGGCCCCACGGGAATGTGTACAGCACAAATGCTAGGGGGTCATCCTTCAGGCTGGGGGACCACAACCTTGCCATTAGTTCCATTTCGTCTTGGGCTGAGTATATTGGCGCTTGCATTTGTATTATCCTCTAGGCGGGGTGTCACGTCAGTGTACAGCCCTTCGATGACGCGCGTTTGTGCTTTTTCCAGTGCGCCTGTAATGCTTATCTGTTGGTCGATGTTTACGTCGATTTGCTGCTTGGCTACCCAGCCGTGCTGATGCTTGAGTATCTCCAGCGCAGCCTTGCTGTCGCCATCGCGCGCAGCTTCGTACATGGTCTTGCCGGCAATGTACTCACCTTCGCTGCGCCCCTTGGCTTCAGCCATCTCGACCAGCGGGTCAGACTCCGCCAGTATGCGGAACTGCCGCGGGGTCATGCCAGCGGCCATAGCGAGGCTGTCACCCTTTAGCCCGTACTTGGCAGCTTCATAGATTGCCTCTAGCCGCGACTCGGTGGCCTGCGTCCGCTCTGGCGTGAATGGCAGTGAGTAGAATGTCATTGGGCGTACTATAGTATGTTGCAATCTAATATGCAAAAAAATAAAAAGAGCGGCGGCTACTCGACAATCGCCTGTGGGCCAGAGGACTGATCGCAACCGCCTCATTCCCAACCGCTCCAAACGCTACGTAGCATTTTCAATAAAAAAATAAAGTGTAATAAACTGTGTGGCAATAATATTTTTCACCAAAAATTGTTTGCGACCCGTGACCGTGTCAGCCACGCGGCGCTCGGCCCTGCCACCCCCCACCCCCTGCTCGACGCGTTCTGGCTTTGTTCTATGTGCTGGATTTTTGGTTGGCCTTTCCTTTCCTGCTTACACCGATGTCAGTAAAAAACATATTGCCGGCTAGCTGTGTTGCTGTGTTAACACACTAAGGAACGTCAAGTTGCCATGCGTTTGCAAGTTGCCGACGAGTTGAGTTGACGTTTACGTCAAGCGTCGATTGTTGGGGAAGTGTGACATTTTTGCATCACGTCAAATTGTCAAGTTGTCATCGGTTTTCAAGTCACCGTGAAATGGTGATAACCGTATAGGTTATATATATACATCTTTTTTTTATTCATAAACAAATATCATATTGATGACAACTTGACGTTCCTCACCATTCAACCCCGTGCATTCAAGCCATTTTCTCGGTTGTCATTTGCCAGTGTAAAATGACGCCACAAATGACAACTATATAGCCGCGCGATCGCCCGGCAATTTTCACCCGGCTTGACAACTATTTTCGCTGCAACACATTTTGTTGTTGACAGCATACGAATGAGGGTAGATAAGAGGGTATCAACACTGAGAAGGAATGAGTGACATGACTAATACATACAAAGCCGGTGACGCTGTAACTTGGACTGTTTACGGAAAAGAAAAGCGCGGCACTATCGTCGAAACACCTAAAGGCTCTGTCGCTATCATCCGCGACCATGCCACATGGTCACGCACATGGGCAAATCTTGCAAGTTTAACATTAGCAACAGGGGCAGCATAACATGACGCAGACAGTAACAGCCGAATATCTGGAAGGCATCCGCGATGGTCGCGCATGGTTCAAAGAGTATGGCATGGATATGGCAGAGGCACATCTTGACACGCTGACA